AGAATGTCACTACTGTAGAGGACAAGTGGATTAATTTTACCGATTTCATCGGCAAATCAGTCAAGATACAAATGAATGATTTAGTTAAATTCAAAAGTATAGGCGGATCCTGGTATGCAATCGAAGGATTATTTACAGGAGAATAAAATTAATATAGTTATGGACGGACAGAAGATTAGCGAAATTGAAGATTTTGCGAACATCAACTCAAACATCAAGATGCTGGGCTATGACCCGGCAACAAACAAGCCAGGCATGGTTAATATTGCGACCCTGCAGAGCAAGATCCCATACTGTGGAGTTCGGTTTGCCAAGGCAAACTCTTCTCCAGAGGGCGAGCCCATCGGTGACCTGCAGATGCTTCAGCAACTGCCATCCATCCTCGGACTCGGAGGTTACCTGGTCAAGAACGACCACAGCCGCCAGAAGCTCGACGCTTCGAACCACTTCAAGTTGGCCAGCGGCGGTACCGCGAAACTCGACGGTACCATGGGACACTATCAGTGGGGATGGAACATCCCGTTCTACTACGCCATGTGGGAAGATGACACTTATGTGTACGAGGCCGTATCGACAGCACCGATGTCAGGCCGGTGGAACTACAAGATTCCTGTAGCCTCCATTGCCTGCTCGGGCGCAAGTGCGCTCGACCGCAAGAACAACATCCTTGTCAGTTACTGCAACCGTACTGCACAGTACCGCGGTGGAAATAACGATGAGACGAACGACAGCGCATGGAACACGCTGCTCGGCAAGCCGGTCACGAATGTTGCCGAGAACCTGCTGCAGAAGTATGCCGAGAAGAACGGAGACCGCTGGGGCGCGTCGATGTTCCCGATGATCTTCATGATTGGCGTGCTGTGCCGCATCATCTTCCACAACAGGAATATTCAGGCAGCGTACAATGCAACGCTGACTTCAGACGGCCTGCACCAGGGCGGACTCGGTCCCGGTGTTGATAACGTCAACACCTCATTCAGCAATCAGTACGGTACCGTCGACATCGACGCACTGGCTGACAAAGGTGATGCGCTGGGAGTTTTCAACATCGACGTGAAAGATGGTGACACTACGAAGCTCACCATCAAGAATATTCCATGCTTCTATGGGCTGAAGAACTTCTACCATTATATCTATCTGATGATGCATGGTTGCAATGCTGTGTGTAATTCAGATTACACACAAACAATCTACGCACAGAAAATCTGGACGAAGGACGCGGTCGTTACGGACACCGTAACAGGTATGGAACAAGTAGGAATTGTACCTGCAACGAGTGCAGCATGGACATGGATATTTGGGAAGGTTATGAACCTTCAACACTTGATAATGTTCCCAACCGAATTTGGAGGGAGCTCAAGTACATACTATTGCGATGGATATGTCAACGACCATGCAACTTCCGGTGTTCGCGGCCTTCTCGCTCTCGGCACTGCTGGCTATGGCGACTATGCAGGCTCGGGCTGCCTCGGTGTGGGCGATGGCCCCTCGTATGCCAATGCGCGCTGCGGTGGTGCCGTCTGCGAAGCAGAAGAAGACTGGAAAATGGAGCCCGTATGGCAGGCATAAGCGTACAGCGGCGGGCTTGAGCGGGCAGAAGCGAACGGCGAAGCCAAAGCACACCGCCGCGACGATAGGAGCGGCCCCGGCCACGAAGAATGAGTGGCCGGGCGAAGCCCGGAAGGGGTTCTCCAATTTTCGAGAAATCAGAAAATTCGATCTTTGACTTGTTGTATCACGGAAAAGTTGTATCTTTGCACCACCTTCAGCAATGAAGGCAGGCAGAACTCTTGAAGCTCCGGTGTTCGCGGCCTTCTCGCTCTCGGCAATGCTGACAATGGCGACAATGCAGGCTCGGGCTACCTCAATGTGGGCAATGGCCCCTCGAATGCCAATGCGAACTACGGTGGTGCCGTCAACAATATTAGGATATAAGAGTGAACCTCTCCCAATGGAGAAACATATCGAAAGATGACGGCGAGGCTCGTAGCCAAAGCGTGAGCGCCATACCCGTCGTGCAAATATTGCAGACACACGAAGCAATTACTTCACAGATCCCGACCATAATCCCGTAAACTTATCAATTTCCAACCCACTATGCGTAGAATCCACGATAATGGGGAGGCAGAAACGACGACCAATATACGGTCGGCATGGGACTCTTTTTCAAATGGAAAAGGCAAAAGGGATAATATCCGCAAATATGAGGAGAATATCCAAGCCAATCTGGAAAGAATACGCAAAGAACTGGAAGATGAGTCGTGGATGCCTTCGCCATATGTTGCAAAAGAGGTTTGCGAGCGCAAGCTGCGCAAACTCGCCAAAGCCCCGATACATGACCATGTGCTGGAGGCAGCTGCCATCCACCCGTATGAGACACAGCTATATGACTACATAGCCTGGCAATGTCCTGCAGTCCGCCCGAACATGGGGCAGAAAGGACTCCTGAGGTCAATGCGCAACGAACTGTTCGGCAACTCGCAGTCTGAATGCTACTACTACCTATCCATGGACGCGCACCATTACTTCCCTCTAATGGATCACGATATTCTGAAACGTCAGATATCGAGAAAGGTGAAGCCGGGAAGGCTGCAGCGTGTCCTCTACAAAGTGGTGGACAGCTATCTACAGGGCGCTCCACTTGGCATCAAGGTAAGCCAAATATTCGGACAGCTGTACCTCGCAGACTTCGACAGGAAAGCAATGCGCTTCTTCGATATAGCTGATGATACGGAGCGGCTGAACTTCTGGACAGCAAAGTACGTGGAGGGAAGAATAGTCACGGCAAAGACACCCGAAGACTACGAGGATCTTTGCCGTGGGCCTCAGTTCCTGGCAGAGAAATTCCACAAGATGGCCAAGGATGGCATCAAACATTATCACCGATTCGTTGACAACATCATCGTACTGCACGGTGACAAAGCCTTCCTCGGAATTTTCAAGATCCTTGCCATCATGATTCTGGCAAGGGATTATCACGTTATCATCAATAAGGACTACAATATCCGGCCCACATATATGGGAATCCGGATAATCGGCTATGTGTTCTACCATGACCGTGTCCTGCTCGGAAAACGTAACAAGCAAGATCTTTGCCGGCACGTTCATAAGCTCTTCAAGAAAGGGAAGACGGAGGAGCAGATAAGAGTGGCCCAGTCATCAAGATTCGGTTACGCCAAGCACGTCAATTCAATTCATCTATTCAAAACTATAGGTATGGAAAAAACATTGGGAAAGATTATCAAGAACCACCGGGTGAAAGCGCCATTCGACGGGATGGAAGCACGGCAAAAGGTAAAATTCTCCTCTATTTGCAAGACAATAGCTGAACAGTATCGGGGGGGGGTAGAATGGAATAAGAAAATCTTTTTGGAAGATTTCCTCATCACAGACTCCAAGATTGACAAGTCGAAAGTCAAGGTGAACGTCACAGATGCCAACGGTGACATGAAGCAGATAGAGAAGGAAGTACCTGGAAAGGTGTTGGCCATAAGATTCAAGAAAATCATCGAGACCGTCACAGAGATCTTGCAGGATGGTACCGAGAAGGAGACATACAAATTCGAGAAGGAGAAAGACCAGAACGGTCAGTCATCAATACTCGATGCGGAGTTCTACAGCTTTACGGGCAGTAAGATCCTCATAGACCAGGCAGAGAACGACTTCTCTAAGGAAGATCTTCCTGCCCCGACCGTGATACAGCAGTTTCAGGGCAAAACTGGACAGAGTTTCTTTAAATTTACATAGCTATGAGTGAACTAAAGAAAGCGGTGTACATGACACCGCGCACATTTGAGAAGTATGACAACGGCCGAATCATCCTGTATCCGAATGAGACGGTCATCAGTGACTACACGCCCGAGGTTCCTGAAGGCAGCGACGCTACGCCAAGCAGCTTCACTGGCTATCAGTATGAAGGCGAGGAGAACGATGGCGGATATATCCGCGAGTGTGCTGACATGAAAAGCGAGCACGACCTGGCCAATGCCATCGTCCGCACTCGCTACTCCATCAGCGATGAGCTGGCGCTGCAGCGTCATTACGCCTCGGATCCGGAGACGTACGCTGATGAGTGGTCAGCATACAACACCTTTGCCGACGCTGCTGTGGCAAAGGCAAAGGAGTGGCTGAAGGGATAAGAAATTTATGATTCATATTTGTACGGCACTGGTGCGTGAGGCATCGGTGCCGTATTTTTATAGGTAAGCCTATAATCATAAATTTGCAGTGAACAAGAGATAAGATATGGATAGGACACTCAGAAACACTCTCATAGGCGCTTTCATCACTGTACTGGTGGCTTTTGTGGGCGCATGGATACAGCTTAACAGCCGTATCTCGATACTCGAGGTACAGGTACAGAACGACCACAACCTCTTCATGGACAACGGGCACGACATGAAGGAGCTGAAGGATAAGATAACAGACATTCAAATCAAGGTAACAGAGCTGGGGACCCGACAGCAGCAGGACGAATATGGCCATGGGAAAGAGTATCAATAGCTCATGGAAGAGCATCAGGGACAGATGGACGGCGAAATCTCCTAAGATCTTCCGCCGTATCTGTAACATCTGCGTGGGAATCTCCACTGTGGCAGTGGCCATTCAGACGGCACTCGTGGCAGCAGGAGCAGCCACACCGGCATGGTGGACGGATGTCTTCCCATATTTAGTAGGCATCCCTGCAGGTATGGCTGCAGTAGCTAAGTTAACCAAAGAGGATAAAGATAATGAGAGACATTAAGTACATCATCGTCCATTGCTCAGCTACGGCTGAAGGCAAGGACTTCAAAGAGAAGGACATTGACAAGTGGCACCGCCAGCGCGGCTTCACTTGCATAGGATATCACTATGTCGTCGACCTCGACGGCAAAATCGAGGTCGGCCGGCCCGAAAGCCAGATAGGCGCACACTGCAAGGGCTACAACTCCGTCAGCATCGGAGTGTGCTACGTCGGTGGTGTGGCCAAGGATGGCAAGACACCGAAGGACACACGCACGGCTGAACAGAAAGACAGCCTCAGACGGCTGCTCATCGAGTTGAAACGAAAATACCCCAATGCCGTCATCTGTGGGCATCGGGACATGAGCCCCGACAAGAACCACGACGGCAAGATTGAACAGTGGGAATGGATGAAGGCCTGTCCTTCATTCGATGCCAAAACTGAGTATAAGGACATCAAATAGTATCGCCATGGGAGATTGGAAAGAAGAAGTAAGGGAAGCCATCAGGACGATGGTAGAAGCCATTATAGCCACTGGCATCATCTTCATCATTGTGCTGCAACTTTTCGGTTGCACCACGACGAAGACGTTGACGAAGGAAGTTCCGGTCGAGGTTCCTGTATACCGCCACGACACAGTCGTAGTACGGCAGGCTGCCAAGGAACTGCGCATCATCAAGGACAGCATAGTGAGAATGAAAGATACGGTGATGTTCTTCCATACAACGTATATCGACAAGGCCAAGCACGACACAGTCTATCTGTCGAAGACAGACACGGTGACAGTGCCGAAAATCATAAAGCAGGAGACAGCGGTTGTCAAGAACCAGCCAAGCTTGAAAGGAAAGTATATAGGATTTATTGGAACAGTAGTTTTGCTAATTGCCATTGGTTTTGCATGTTGGTCACTTTGGAAGCGACTGAAGCCGCCTAACATCGGATAATAAGGTTATTAAGATTGTTTTCAGGAGAGCAGCTGCCCGTGTCGGGTGGCTGCTTTTCGTATTTTATCATAGCAAAGCTGGAGGTTATCTTTGCCATGTAAATTGAAGAGCTATGGCAAACAACTGGCAAGAATTCGTAACAAAGGTGAGTCTCAACACGTCAGAGGCTGAAGACAAGCTGAAGAAACTCACCGAGGAGCAGAAGCGGCTCAATGCCGAGATGAACAAACTCACCTCGGGAGGAGCCAGCAATAAGGACGTGAACAATCTGCAGAAGCAGATTAATCAGAATGAGAAGGCCATGCGTAACCTACAAAAGCAGGCTACGAATGTCATCAATGTCATTGACAATATGGATTCGTCATCTCTCGAGCAATTGATGCAGGCACAGAAGATGCTGAACGCAGAGATGAAGAAAACCGAACAGAATACCGAATACTTCGACCAGTTGTCCAAGCGTCTGCAGAAGGTGAACACGGCAATAGCCGGCATCCGTGAGACAACGAAGCAGAACTATTCGGAAATGAAGGGACTGGCCGATGAGACACAGAACCTGAGTAACGTGCTCGGTCATATCAACACGTCGTCCCTCAAAGAGCTGTCACAGGCCGAAGCAACGTTGAAGAGACAGATGCAGGAGGCAATGCCTGACTCGGATGCCTACAAGAAAGCAGCTGACAACCTGAAGGTAGTCCATGAACGCATCTCCGATATCAACCGTAAACAGCACGAGGTAAACACAGCCATCGATAAATACAACGAAGAACTGAAGAACTGTGGCAAATCGGCCGAAAAAATACAGCAGGAAAATAAGCTCATCAAGCAGACGCTCGACAATCTGAACCGATCTTCCATACGTGACATGGAGGCATCGGTGCAGGTGCTGAACGAAAAACTCCGTGGTGCAAATCGAGGAACGGCGGAGTACCGGCAACTGGAAGCGCAGCTCCGGCGTGTAAAGACACAGCTCGCTGCCGTTGGTTCCGAGCAACAGGCCGTGACCAACAAGTGGCAGCGAATGGTTGACGTACTTAACAAGAACTGGGGAGCCATCACACAGGTATTAGTATCTTTCTCAGGTCTGACGATGACCATACGCAAATGCGTAAGTGACTTTGCCGAAATGGACGAAGCCATGACAAACGTCATGAAATATACGGGGCAGACCAAGGAGGAAGTGAAGGCCATGAACGAGGACTTCAAGCGCATAGACACCCGTACTTCACGTGAGCAGCTGAATGAGTTGGCCGGAGCCGCCGGACGGCTGGGCATCACCTCAAAGCAGTCCATCGAGGAGTTTGTTGATGCGGCCGACAAGATTAACGTCGCGCTCGGTGATGACCTCGGAGAGGGAGCTGTGGACCAAATCGGTAAGCTGGCAATGGCCTTCGGCGAGGATGATAGGATGGGACTGCGTGGTGCCATGCTCGCCACGGGTTCAGCACTTAATGAGCTCGCCCAGAACTCATCGGCAAATGCAGGTTACCTTGTGGATTTCACGGCACGCGTGGCAGGTGTGGCAAAGCAGCTTGGACTGACGCAGGCTCAGATCATGGGCTTCGGCGCCGTGATGGATGAGAACATGCAGAAGGACGAAATGGCTTCTACCGCCTTCTCACAGCTGCTCACGAAGATGGCAACCGACACGGACAAGTTCGCAAAGATGGCCGGGAAGAGTACGGGTGAGTTCGCAAAGATGATGAAAACGGACGTAAACGGTGCTGTCATCGCCCTTATGGAGAACCTAAGGAAAAGCGGTGGCTTCAGTGAGCTGGCCAAGATCTTCAATGACATGCAGCTCGACGGTACCAGATGCGTACAGGTACTTTCGACGATGGCAGACAAGGTCGAGGATATAAAGACACGGCAGCAGGTGGCCACACAGGCTTATGCAACAGGTACGTCTGTGCTTAATGAGTTCAACAACGCCAACAGCAGCGCACAGGCCGAGCTCGACAAGGCGAAGAAAAAGTTCCAGGATCTAACCATAGAGTTGGGTGAGAAACTGATGCCTGTGGCACGCTATGGCATCACCACGACTTCCCTATTGGTCAAAGGACTGTCGCTACTCACTGATTTCGTTATCAAATACAGAGGAACGCTCATCAGGCTGGCTGCAACAATAGTCATCATCAATAAGCTGATGAACCTGAGCAATATCGCATTCAAGGTTCAATACGCATGGATTACGCTATGTCAGAAAGCAGAGAAAGCATACACCGCTACAGTCATATTGTTGCGTTCTTCACTCGTCGCCCTTCATGCAGTATGGGCATTGCTCACCAAAGGCGTACAAGGATATATCGTCGTGATGAGAGCGGCAAAGATGGCCAGCCTTACAAATCCTTGGACGGCACTGGCCACAGTGGTGCTCTCTGTTGGCGTCGCAGTGTATGAGCTCATAGAACATCTCAAAGGAGAGAGCGAGGAAGCTGAGAAAGCAGCGCTGGCCACGGATAAGTTCTATCAGATACAAAAGAGTACAAAGGAGGTCAACGAACTGGCAAACAAAACCGTGGCTGAGGAGGTAACGCAGCTCAACAGCCTACGCCATACACTGGAGGACAACAACGCCAAGCTGGATGACCGCCGGAAGGCACTTGTGAGGATAAAGCAGATGGTGCCGTCGTATCATGGTGAGCTTACGAATGAGGGGAAGCTCATCAAGTCAAACGTCAACGTACTCGAACAGTACATCAATAACCTGGTGAGGGCAGCACGCGCACAGGCAGCCTTCAACAAAATGGTGCAGATACAGGAAAGCTCATTGAACCATGAGAGCCTACGGAACGCAAGAAAGGGCAACCAGGAGTTCTACCGTCAGAAAATGATGAGTGAGTACAACTATGACCCGAAGAGGGACAGAATTATGTATCTTGCAGGTGACGGCACATACGTATTGGACAGCCACGGAAACAAGAAGTCGGATGCCTTGTCGGGCTCTGATACGGCAAGACTCAACCAATATATAGCCATGTACAACTGGAACCAGAAACGCATCGAACAGGAAGACAAAATCCTCGATGTGAATAAGGCCCAGACTACGGAGTTGGAAAAGCAGGTAAGAGTCAATGGCGGCGTAACGCCAACCACATCGACAGGTGGTAGCTCGAGCACGACGGGCCCAACATCTTCAGGCTACACACCGGCAGATAAGAATGCTGCCAAGAAAGCAAAGGCGGCAGCTGCTGCTGAAAAGAAGAGGGAGGCTGCACGCGAGAAAGCATTCAAGGCAGAAATCAAGGCCGAAAAATCCAACAGTGCGAAAATTCAGGCGCAGCTCATCACTGAGTATTCAACTGGTGAGAAACTATATAGTGAGTACATGGATGCCCGCCACAAAGCCACGATCGACGGCCTCGAAAAAATTTTGGCAGTATATGTGAAATACGGTAAGAATACGGGTGAGATAGAAAAGCAGATTGCCGAGGAACGACAGGCTGAAGAGGAGGACCATCAGAGAAACTCAATCAAGAACCTGGAGCACGACAAGGCCAAGAAACAGGCTGAAGCAAGACTTGATTATTATAACCCATCCAATGAAATCTACCAGAATGAGGATGCGCTGAATGAGCGTCTCTTCCTGATAGACTACAATGCCCAGCAGGAAAAAGTGAAAATGCTTGTTAAGGGAACCGAGGAATGGTTTGACGCACAGGATGAGCTCGAGCAGATGCAGCGTGACCATCAGCTCGACCTGCAACAGCGTTATGAGGAGAATCTGCAAAATCTTCGAGCGCAATTTGGGGAGGCTGATGTAAAAATGCAGGAAAAAATCACTCTCGATGGATTGGATAAAATACATAAGAGTGGCTTGATTAACGAGAAAGAGTATCAGGAGATGCTCCTAAATATCAAGAAATATTATGCAGAGCAACAGTCAGAACTTAATCTTTATAACTCAAAGGGAGAACGGTTCAAGCGCAATGCCGACATGGCCTACAAGACGGCATCAAATAATGCCAAGGCTGAATATCAGAATGAGCATCCAAAAGGGACTGGCGTCTTGGATTACATTGCTTCGGACGTTACCATCTATGCCTTGACGCTGGCCAATATCAAGAAGATGGAACAGGACGGTGTGGTCTCACACCAAGAGGCGATGGCCGCCATGTCCAAGGCCACTGCAGATATGTGCAACGGTATAGCGGAGAAGATGCAGGCTGCCTACAATGCCATATCACCCATCATGGATGCCATGTCCTCATACTATTCAGCTCAGTGCGACCTTGAGGTTACGAAAACAGAAAAGAAGTATGAGAAGCTCATCGACAAAGCTGGCAACAACCAGGCGAAGCAAAAGAAACTGCAGGAAAAGCAAGAAAAGGAAATTGCGAAAATCAAGACCAAGTATAACCGTAAGCAGGTAAAAATTCAAATTGCGCAAGCAATTGCTCAAACAGCCATAGCTGCTTTAAATGCTTATGCTTCGGCAGCAGCTATACCTGTAGTTGGTCATGTCCTTGCTCCTATAGCAGCAGGAATAGCAACAGCTGCAGGAATGATACAGGTTGCCACAATTAAAAAACAAGCGCAGGCGCAGGAGGCCGGATACTACGAAGGCGGCTTCACAGGCGGTAACAAGTACCGTCGCGAAGCAGGCGTAGTTCATGAAGGAGAGTTCGTCGCCAACCATCAGGCTGTCAACAACCCGAATGTGCTGCCTATGCTGCAGCTCATCGACCATGCGCAGCGCAATAACACCATCGGCGGACTTACCGCAAATGATGTGACGCGCCAACTCGGACAGGGCGGTACCGCAGTCGTCGCTCCCATCGTGAATGTCAACAATGACAACTCAGATATGGCAGCGACCATGGACGGAGTCAGTAACACGATGGACAAACTCAATAAGACCATCGAGGATGGAATACCGGCCATCGTCGTACTCGACGGCAACAACGGCCTCATGCACAAAATCAAACAGTATCAAAGACTGGAGGACAACAAATGATTGTAATGCAAATCAATGGTGATGTGGCCTATCCGGACACCTCACAGAATATAAAGGTCACGTACGAGAACCAGTTCGTCAAGGACTCGGGGAGCTACACCTATGAGGTGCAGTTCCCCATGGCAATACTCGAAAACAAAATGATCTTCAAAAACGTCGACCGTTTTGATGTCAGCAAGAAGCTGGCCACATACGATGACTGCAAGCTGTATGTGGACAACCGTCTTGTGATCAGTGGCAAGGGCACTGTGACAAACATCACCAACAGCGTAGTGAAGCTGCAGATCGTAGGCGGAAAAAGCCGCATTAAGTATAACTCGAAATTCGAGCAGCACTATATCGATGAGATTGACTATCCTTCAGTCGTCATCGATACAGGCATCAAGAAGAGCATGTATGACAATGCCGGCATCGGTTATCCCAATCTGGACAACTACCAATGGATGCTATTCACAGACCTCACCTCTGCCAACTACGTAGGCATGAAAGGTGTGGCAGTGCTCAGTCCCATCAATGATGAGACAAATGATATCGTAGCCAACAGACCGTGTCTGTCGAAGTTCGACAAAATCAAGATTAACGGGGTGAAGTTTCCATCCGGCACATACACATATATGGTTGACCTGGCCGTCAGCCCATATCTGATGTTCGTGCTTAAAAAGGTGATGGATCATGAAGGCTACGCCATCAAGCGAAACGACTTCGATAAGGATCCATGGAACCGGCTGGTCATCGTCAGCGCGTGCAAGTCGGGCAAAATCAAGAATGCCCTTCCGCACTGGACAGTCTATAAATTCATAGATGAGCTGCGCAAGTTCTTCAACTGTTCCTTCATTTTCGATGAAGTCACAAAGTCAGTGAGCATCATCGACACCAACGAAATGCTCACGAACGATGCCGTCAGCTATGACTGCGAGGATGAGTTCTCGGTGGAGTATGATGAGGACGGACTTGACAATATGTCCACCTCGAACATCGAGTATTCACTGGACGATGCCGCAAACCGTGACTGGCGTGAATATATCAGTCAGAGTGTACAGAAGAACTACCCTACGAAATCCTACGCCACAATCAATGCCATGGTCACAGATGCTGAAGCGATGACGACAAAAGAACGGAAGACAACCATATTCAAGGTAGGTTACAACTACTATATTTGGGCAGATCTTCCAAAGGACGGCAACCCCGAGACAGAGGAAACCAGCGAGCAGCGCACGCTGTGCGGACTGTTCAATCCCATCATAAGAGATATGGAAAGCGACACCTTCCAGGAACTGAACATCATACCTTCAGCCATCTACCAGAGACGGCTGAAGAGCGACAGCGATTCGGTATTTATGAAGGTGGGAGACAAGATAGGTAAAGCGTTTGTCGTCATGCCGTCAGTAACCAATGAGAAAGAGCAGAGCCTTGAAGACATGGAAGTCGATGAAGACGGAGAATATTACTACTCCGTGCAGGATGCCATGGAAGGAGGAACAGAGGACACATCCACTACTGAGGACGACAGCAAGCTGAAGCTCGCATTCGTGGCCAACAATGTGGCCAACCTCAAATTGAAGGATGCAGTGGCATATAATGACAAGCTCGACGGAGAGGATACCAACTACAGAGTTCCAGTTCTCTATACGGACTACAGAATGTATCCGAAGACGCTGCTCTCATCAGAGAGCGGCTCTATGTCTCTCGAGGCGCTGCCGAGCAACAAGACCAGCAGCGGACGGAGCTTCGGAAACCTTACAACAGGAAAGAGCAGGTTTGAAGGTATGACGGTTGATAAGAACAATCAAATCTGCTATAAGCTGCTGACAGATGATATCCCGGACCCATCGAAGATATACATCTTAAGAAACAAGAAGTATATCTGCGAGAAGATCGAGATGAACGTCGGCAACAAAGGCATCGATAAGGAGAAGACCGGCTACTTCTACGCCATAGTGTGAGATTTACAGCTCACCTTTGAAGTGCTTGGTCTTCTCATGAACGGTAGAGTCAGACTTCAGATAACGGTTCGTCACTGCGATATCGCTGTGACGCGCCTGGTCTCTGGCATAGACGATGCCCTCGGCATTCGCGAGGTCACGTATGCCGGAGTCCTTCAGACTGTAGAACTGGTAGGAGTCAGGGAAGCCAAGAGCTTTTCTGACTTTCACCCATTCCAAACGGAATCGGTTGATGAAAATCTGCTCGGGCCCTGGAGTGATATCATGGCCAAAGAGATAGTCTGAAGACGGATGGCTGAAGACGTGCTGGCGTATCATGAGACGCAGCACGGTATCATTGAGGGCTACAGGCTGACCTTTGCGGTTCTTGGAGACATCGGAGCTTACGAAGACCGTCTGGTTCTCTATGCTGATGTCTCCTATTTTAATATAACGCAGCTCATCAGGCCGGATGAAGGTGTAATACTCCATCATGCAGGCAAGGTAGAAGGATGGATTCTGTTTGGGCAGATATTCGCCGAGCTTCGCCAGTGCAGCTGCTGAAAGCGCCTCGCGGAACTTCTCCTTCTCCTTCATCTGATGGATGGGCTCAACAGGATTCTTAAGGAGATACTTCCGCTCGATAAGCCATGTCGAGAAAGCCGAAAGCCAGGTGCGGTAATTGTTGCGCGTGGTGGCAGTGACATCCTTTTCATATATAAGGTAGTCGAGAAAGTCAGCGCAGAAACCGGTGTCGAACTGGTTGATGAACTTCATCCCAGTACCGGACTCGGAGATATAGAGCAGGATCTGACGCATCCTGCTCTGATAGTCGACCGCAGTCTTTTTCTTGATGGTTCCCGTCTTAAGCGAAGCCTGAATATAATCAGAGTATCGCTTGACGACGACGGACCACTCGGTGAAGCCGCGTGATTCCTCAGTCTTCAAGAACGGATTCCATCCTGCCCGAAGTTTGTGGAATAATTCCGCAATGAGAAGGGAAGCATACTCATTGCGGGCCTTGACCGAGCTGAAGTGGTCAAGCATATATTTCTTTCGTCGGAGCGAGCCCTTGACAGGGTCATAGGCAAAGAAGTCGACGAACCATTTCTTACCTTTGTGCAGCCTGGGCATAGTGAAGTCCAGAACTCCGTTTTGAGATAGCTTGCTGTTTTCTAGAGGCAACATTTTTTTTACGTTGTTTCCTAAATCGGTAACAACGTATATTACTATTTTTGTCCCATTTTTGTCCCACTTCGAAGACTTAAAAAGCGTAAGTCGTTGTTTTTCAACTTCTTACGCTTTATTAGTTGCGGAGGCAGGATTAAAAACACCCTGTTTCCGCAACAGCAAACGCCCATTTTTTGGGAGGTAGAGACGAAGAAGTAACCTATAAATTGTCCCGATTCTGTCCTACATTTGAGTAAGGGTAAAAAAATAAATATCAGACAATTAGACCATTATTTTTTTTCGTTATTTTGTCCCAAATCTGTCTTTCCCTGTGCCAGGGCAATGACAACATTGAGACTGTTCTGAAGGTCCTTAATTCTTTTGTCCTTCTCTTCGATGAGTTGACGAAGAGCAGCGTTCTCTGAGCGAAGCGAGTCAACATCATGGTTGATAACCGTGCTGTTGACATTGTTGTGATTTCCAAGTATGCTTGGACTCGCTTCCACGTTCACATCTCCTTCGGTCTCGAAGAGATCATCCATCCGGCAGCCGATAATATTGCAGATCTTGCAAAGCTTCTCGGTACCGATGTTTGAACGAATCAAATCATCGAAGTAGCCTTTTGTCTTGGGACCATGGCCATAGTAGGCCGTCATCAGTTCTCGAGTGGTCATGTTGGCAGACTTAAGAGCTGCCAAGACCTTTTCTTTGCTTAAACGTACGTATTTCATACAACAACTGTTAAATCTTCCACGCAAACGTGGAAAAGTTCCCTGTAAATTTGGTAATATTAAATATTAATATTAGTTTTGCGCTGTCAAAGTTAAAATAAGGAATCCATAAAAACAAATTTTTATGAGTGAAAATCGTAGAATAAACCCGATGGAGTTTTACCAGACTCTAAGTAAAGAGGACAAGACAAAGTTCCTCGCCTACCTGCAGAGGAAGGAGGGATATTCGCCCATAACAATGTCTGGCAAACTAAGGGAGAAGCCCGTCTCCCATCTGAAGTATGAAGAGGGCAAAGTTTTGGAAGAAGTAATTGAATCCGGAGAATGGAAATAGAATTTAGAACAAACAGCAGAGGAGAGGTCTTCTATGAAACTGAAGACGGTGAAAGTAAAAGACTCACCAAGTTCTCTACGGAGATAATCGACAGGATGGTTTCTGCAATCCAGGAACGATATCCTGCAGCCTATGCAAGGTTGGCAAAACTTTATACGAAAGCAGATCCGACCGAGCGTAAGTTCATCATGGCTGAGAGATTCATCAGATGCAACTTCGGATCTGATGATTACATGCACTATGACATCGAAGATGAAACATTCAACTTCGAGGAAGTGAAGTGTCCTCTGCGTGGCAAGTTCTGTCCGGACGAAAATGTAATTTGTAAACCCAAGAGTATCTTCCACCTCGGTAAGGAAGAGCAGATTACTGCAGACCTTTACATGAAAGGTCTAAGTATGTATGAGATTGCCGAAAAACTCGGCAAGAAGCCGAGCACTGTAAAGGTGCAGCTCTTCAAGATCCGACATAAGCTCGGAGTGAAGAACTGCCATGAAATACTGAAGTATTTTAGATTGTCCAACCTGTAAAGTTGTCACCATGTATTATCCAGAAACCGACAATGACAAAGCTGAGCGAATAGGAGATAAGATAAACACTTTTATCGACAGCCAAATGGAAAAAGAAGTCATCGACGGCTACTGCCTCGAGATGATAACCGTAAGAGTTCTTTGGCATCTCATCAGAATCTATATTAGAGGATGGGGAGATGATCCAAGAAAACAAATCTATAAGAAAATCAATCATAAATATAAAACGATAGAAAGATGGAAAACGAAGAAGGAAAAGTGAACATAGAGCAACTTGCCAAAACGCAGGAGCAACAAAGAGGTATATATATAGCTTTAGCAGCGGAAAAAGTGATGGCAAATATTATCCAGAAGTATCCGACAATTAATGCAAAAACAGTATTAATAACACTGCAGCACATCAACATGACTTATTTGAAAACCATTAAAGAACTGTGGGGTGAAGAAGTCATGGAATATGCTCGAGATGAAGTAAGGAAGAGAATCGATAAATATTTTAATAAATTGAAAGAAGATGGAGAAGGAGAATAATGAAAGCAAGGCAAAAAAACGGCCGAAATATAAGCATGTCGTAAAGATGCCCATCAACAGCAAACAGCTGGATAAGCTATATGAAATGTTAGAGAAAGAGGTCATACCATATGATGCAAGATTGGCATGTGACCAACTTGGCCATCGTTGGATAGAGATATACAGCAAAAAGTCTGACCAGAAACTTTTCAGAAGTCTGCTGGCGAAAGCCATGGACGTAGAATGAGATTTCTTTACCGACGGGCGCCCCTTATGGGTCTTGCTTTTCTACCCCTGCCAGGGGCGCCCTATTTTATATGCTAATGTACACAAGGAATGAAGCATGCGCCGGATGCCAACACACAAGAAATTGTATCAATGGACTATGGTGCGAGAAACTGAAAATTTATGTTGAACACTTAAAAAGTAAACCATGTATTATAAAATAGAACAGTTCGAAAACCAGGTAAAGAAACAAGGTTTCAAATTAACTGAAGTAAAAATGGCAAAAGACAGAGATGGGATACATAAGGTTATATATGGTAAGTCAACCATCGAGAAAGCCAATATGGAAATCCTCTGGGATAACGAAGGCAGAGCTTTCGTCAAGAAGATAAATAGAGGAGAAGAACCAAGGTTGAAATATGGAACGGATGAAAGTGGAGGACAATTCGTTGTAGAAATACAGAATAGATATCTAAGAAGGTCAATGTTTGATTTGAACTTCGGAGAAAAGAATCCATGGATAGAGATGGGTAAATAAGTATTTTATTAGGTCGAACATCTGGCCTAATTTTGCGACGCATCATCTAATTAATCATCTATGATAAGTCAACGCACAATAGATCAAGTATTCAACATGGCCAACATCGTCGATGTTGTGTCGGACTATGTTGACTTGAAGAAATCCGGGGTCAACTACAAAGGACTGTGCCCATTCCACAACGATAAAAATCCTTCCTTTGTAGTTAGCCCATCCAAGAATATTTGTCATTGCTTCTCATGCGGCAAAGGTGGTAACCCAGTCTCATTTATCATGGAGAAGGAAGGAATGACATTCCCGGATGCCATCCGCCATTTGGCCAAGAAGTACAACATCGAGGTTCAGGAGGACAAGTCGGAAAAGACAGAGCAGCAAGTAGAGGAAGAGAAGAAGCGCGAGTCGATGTTCATCATCTACAAAGCAGTTGCCGACTTCTATCGCGCCAAGATATTTGAGAAAACACCCGAATCCATCGCTGCGCTTGCCTACGTCAACCGCAGATGGAACCACCGTCAGAAAGTCGATGACAAGAACAAGGCAAGGCCGGACGAAGATAAAGACTTCGGCCAGCTGAAAGAGATAGGTTATGCTCCTAAGGAATGGGACTCACTTGTAAAGTATGCCGAGCAGAAAGGATATAGTCTGAAGCTGATGGAGGAAGCCGGTCTCATCAAGATCTCCAGCAAGGGCAACTATATCGATGTCTTCCGCGACCGTATCATGATTCCTATCACTGATAAGTGGGGACGCGTCATCGCCTTCACCGCAAGAACCATGCACGATGATGCGGACACGGCCAAGTACATCAACAATAAGGACTCGTTCATATTCCACAAGGGAACTAATATCTTTGGTCTCGACATTGCCAGGCGCAAAGCTATTGCCGAAAATAAGATGTACTGTGTCGAGGGCGCGCCCGATGCCATGACTCTGCAGTCAGTCGGCATCGAGAACACAGTGGCAGCCCTAGGAGCATCATGGACTGATGCTCACTTCCAAATGCTGAAGTCATTATTTGGAAGACACAATACATCGGCGACACTCTGCTGGATACCGGACTCTGACCAGAAAGCTGGCCAGCTCATTGGACCGGGAACACAGATTGCCATTAAGAACGGCAAGAAGGCTATGGAGCACGGCTTTCGTGTTACCGTTAAAGAGATACCGCAGGGCAAGGACGGTAAGAAGGAAGATGCAGACTCATTCATTACTTCAGTCGCCAAGCTAAACGAGCTCGATGAGGAAGACTTCGTCATATGGTATGCCTCGAAGATCTTCGATAAGGATGACAACACGACAGAGAAAAGTGAGAAGATTAAGGAGATCTGCAGTGTGGCCATCCTCATTCAGGACGAATATACGCAGAACGCCATCATCGATAAGCTGGGCAACAAATACGGCAGCAAGAATATCTGGCGGTCAGCACAGAAGCAGGCCATAAAGGACTACAACCGCAAGAAGGCCGAGAGCATCAGCAAGTCAGGAGACATCGACACGCTGAAAACGTATGGCTTCTATGAGAGTCATCATTGCATATACTCGGCCCAAGGGAAGCAGTGGTCGAACTTCATCATGCGACCTCTCTTCCATATCAAAGACCCGTACAACTCGAAGCGAATCTACAAGTTGGTCAACGTGAATAAGGAGGAAGCGCTGGTCGAAATGAAGGAAGCGGAGATGTATTCCATCATGAACTTCCGTGAACGCGTCGGCTCCATGGGCAACTTCCGATGGAAGGCCGGCCCCGAGGAACTTAACAGCCTCGGTGATTATCTGTACGACAATACCGAGACTGCAGTAGAGATAAAGCAGCTGGGATGGAACCATGCAGGGTTTTTCGTTTGGGGCAATGGCATCGTCTTCGATGGCAAGTTCATGAAAGTCGATGACTACGGAATCGTGCGCATCGACAGATACAATGACAAAGGCGAGGTGGAAGGAACGGACAACTATTATCTTCCGGCCATGTCGAAGATCTATGCCGGACAGAAGGATATGTTCAAGTTCGAACGAATGTTTATCCATGACGATAATCATTCGTCGATAACACTGAACAACTACTGCACGATGATGGCCAAGGTATTCGGAGACAATGCAAAGGTAGGCGTGATGTATCTCTTCGCCACGCTGTTTCGAGATATAGTCACATCATACACTAAGAACTTCCCTATTCTGAATCTCTTCGGACCTAAAGGTAGTGGTAAGTCTGAGCTCGGCCACACGCTGATGTCATTCTTTATCAAGAATAACACTCCGCTGAATATTCAGAACGCCACTATCGCAGCCCTGGCCGATGCCATCGCACAGTGCTCAAATGCCCTGGTACATATCGATGAGTATAAGAACAACATCGACCCGGTAAAGATTGAGTTCCTCAAAGGTCTGTACGACGGTACCGGCCGAAGCCGAATGAATATGGATCTCGACAAGAAGCGCGAGATAACATCAGTGGACTCTGCCATCATCCTGTCAGGACAGGAGATGCCTACCGTAGATATCGCACTCTTCTCGAGAACCATTTATCTGACATTCGATAAGACCGTACATGATCGAGAGGCAAAGAAGCTGTTCAATGAACTCACTGCCATCAGAAAGATGGGCGTGAGCCATCTGACGAATCAGATTCTCTCCTGCAGAACGAGCTTCGAGTCGGAGTTCTACGATGACTACAACTATGTGTCTGAGGATATCGCACATGGCATCCAGTCGAATGAGGTGGAAGACCGTATCTGGAGAGACTGGGCAGTGCTGTTGGCCAGCTATCGCTGTCTGACCAGACACCTCGAGTTGCCATGGACATATGAAGAGATGAAGAACATAACCATCGAAGGCATCCGCAGACAGAACAATGAATGTGCAGCTTCTAATGAGATGGGTATATTCTGGGATGTCTTCGAGTATATGTCCGAGTCGGGCATGATATTCAACGAGGGCGACTATAAGATTAAGTATCTCGACGAGATCAAGACCAACACCACCGAGCGCCAGTTCTTAACGACGACACCTATCTTAATGATAAGGCCGAAGAAAATCATACTGCAGTATAAGAAGGCATCAAAGCAGCTCGACTCAAAGGTGATGACCGAGCGAAGCATCCGCTTCTACCTCATGACATCACCTGGCTATCTGGGAAAGAAGAAAGGATCCGAGCGCTTCAAGGAGATTATCGACGGCCAGGTGCAGCGCCGTCAGAAGGTTACTGGAGACCCGAACAGTTGGATAGATATCGAGAAATTCGACAATCCATTTTGCTTCGACTATAATGTGCTGAAGACGAAATTCGATTTGAATCTCGAGACTACAGCAAATGAAGATGATGATATCGGACCGGACGACCCATTTTTATAGATGATTAATATAGATGATTAGCATGCGATTGCAGAGGAAGGGCAGCTGTCGAGAGACACCTGCCTTTTTTCGTGCCCTTTGCCGTTAACATTCGTTCACTCGAACTTTTAAAATATGGCACACACGTTACACACAAGCACACACACGCTCATTATCAGCAAATTACAAAGACCACATTTACACACAAAGCACCCACAAAATCCCACACGAATACCCACAAAGCTCATTTTCCACACGTTTTACACACAAAATTTGAATTTACACACAAAAAAATAAGGATATAAATTGGATAACTTGCTGAATATCAGTACTATTTTATTTTGTGTGTGCGTGTGTGTGCTGTGTGTGCCAGAAATATGGGTCCATACCCACGACCCTATTTTCTCTTTTTACGTGGAAAACTATGGTGCAAACGTGGAAAAATAGAAGGATTTTTCCTATCTTTGCAATCACTAAAATAGCTATATATGAGTCAATTCTGCGTTTACATCAAGTTAAAACCCTTTGTCCGGCAATGGCTGGTCAATGCACTCGGAGAGCCGGTAGTGTTCCCGTCACAGAGCATCGAGAACTCTACCATACACTCCTTCGTCATCAAGTTACCCAAGGATAAGCAGCCGGACGTTGCCACGCCCGAGACAACACCAATCGCCATACCAGACTCGGCCAGCAAGCCGGCCCAGTATTATAACTATCTTACTCCTCGCGGCAAGGTTGCCGTCGAGGAGTGCTGTGAGCATCTCTTCCGTCGATGCCTATGGAACGAACTGGGAGATATGTCGGACCTCGGGTGCAATATGATGACCGCCATCTATGCCTGGTGCGAGAAGCACGGCATAGATATCGACTACGCAGATACGATCAGACAGAGATACTACCGAATCAGGGAACAGTATGCAAAGAAGGGCATAGATCTCATGAAGAAGACGAAGAGCAAGAAAAAAGCATTGTAAAGGCCAAAAAAATTGGCGAAATTCGCTACCACAAGATACCCCGAAAAATTCGGGGAAGTACAGCTGCAAACGGGAGCGAACAAAAGCAAACACCATAGTATATCATAAAACGAATTGAAAATGAAGCTGAACAACATAATCAAGGTATGGGTTCTGCCATGCGCGGAGATTAATGGAGTGGTAAGAGTGAACTCGAAAGAGGCGAAGCTTAACAATGTCGGATCATTCGAGCTCATCGAAGATGCGAAATATCCTTGTCAGCTAACAATCTCTGAGAAAACTGATGACAAATGCAGGGAGTATACATCGAAGCTCGTCCTCAACACCTGTGAGGGCTGGTACGATGAAGTGCCGAATGCCTTCCTCTGCGAAACCGCCGATGGCGATAAGTATCTCATCGGGAGCAAAGAGAGGCCATATCCGACCGTCACCGTCACAGAGACGCATCCGGATAATGGCAAGGACAGCCAGCTTAATGAAGTGACGGTTCAGTGGGTAAGCCCGAAAAAACCGCCTAAAATAGTTGAATGACGTATTTTATAAGGAAATTGCCTTCTATTAACTTTGCGGTAAAGAGAAATAACAATGAAATATCAATTCATAATCTCAGGCGTTATAGGTCAGGAGTACGACTGGTGGAGCGGCCAGCGTGGCACCACTACCAAAATGGTGCGCGATTTCCTCGATAAGCATCCTGATGAGGAAGTGGACATCGCCGTATCATCGCCAGGCGGTGCCGTTGACCAGGGCCTCGAAATCTATGATGCTATCGCTCAACATGGCAAGGTCAACGCGCACATCATAGGCATGACCGCAAGTGCGGCAACTTTCCTCTGCATGGGTGCCAAGCATATTGATATGGTTGACGGATCGCTGATGCTCATACATAACTGCTCGAACATGGTGTTCGAGTGGGACAGCGTCAACAAAGAGCAGCTCGACCAAATCATAGCGAAGTACCAGAAAATGCGCAAGGACCTCGACACCGTCGATAAGGTCATTGCCAGTCTTTATGCTAAGAAGACAGGCAAGAAACTCGAGGAGTGCATGGAGAAGATGACGACAGCCATGTGGCTAACACCACAGGACTGCCTTGACTTCGGCCTTATCGACTCGATAAGGAAAGATGATGAGCTGACTAAAAACGTCATCAACAACAGACAAACTTATATTAATCTAAGTAAGGAATATGGACTCCCTTCTTTCGCCGCAGCTGCTGCATCTCCTGCATCACCCGCGACAGAGGAAGGTCCAACATCTTCGCTAATCCAAAAGACGGTGGAAGCGGTCAGGTCTATGTTTCATAACAAATCCGCACAAAAAAACAAACAGATGATCAAAATCTTCAAGAACGTCATGGACCTGCTGAAGGTTGACGGATTCAATCCCGCCAACGACGACTCGGTCTCCGTTACGCAGGATCAGATGAAGACCATTGATGACCGTTTGGGCGAACAGGCTGCCAAGATAGCCGACCTGCAGAAGTCTTTCGATGAGCAGAAGGCTAATCTTGACAAGGCAAATGCCGACCTGACTAAAGCCCAGGACGAACTCAAAAAGGCCAACGAGACCATTGAGAATTTGAAGAAGGCCCCCGGCGAGGAATCACAGGAGAAGCCTGCTGACACTGCAAAAGAGGGCAATGAGGACAACTTCATCGCCGAGTGCCAGAAACAGTACGACCTCATTAAAGACATCTAACAATGGGAAAAGTTAACATTACAGTTGAGCAGCTCGCAAAGAGCTCTCAGAAATACCGCAAAGAGATTTTGATGATGCCCGTCATGTCGCTCAGACAAGACTGGCTTCAATACGTGTCTCTCCGTACCGGCATCAGATACGCCGAGACGGTAGGTCAGATGTCCGGCTCTGCAGAGCTGGGTCCTTACAACGAGGACTACATCGACGACAACGATGTGAAGATCACACCGCGTACGCTCTACACCTTCTTGGGCAGCCTGCAGAAGAAGTTCTCTCCGAACTCCGTGTATCAGTCCATCTATGGCAGCGCCATTACAAAGGGTGAAGCGCTGAAGACAACGGATATCACCCGTCAGGTGCTGAACTTCCTTGGCGGTAAAGTGGGTGAGAGCCTGTATGACCACCAGTGGGACGCAGTCCGTAACGAGGAAGGCCACGCTACCAAGGACCTCTTCAACGGCTATGACACCATCACCAAGAGTGAGATCAAAGCCGGCAACATCAGTGTGGCCAACGGTAACATGGTGAACATTGATCCTTCCACGATCGACGCCACCAACGCCGTGGATACGCTGAAGAAGATCTATCGCGCGGCCGACCCGCATCTCCGCAGAGCAAAGACCAACATGTTCGTCACGCCGAGCATCTATGATGCTTACTGCGACGACTACAAGCAGACCACTGGCTCCATCGCCTACAACACGCAGTTCAACCAGACCTTCGTCGAAGGATCCGAGAACCGCTGTACCATCGTACCGGTAACTAACAAGGCTGGCTCACCTTACATCCATCTTACAACCAAGCAGAACATGCTTGCTGGCTGTAACCAGGAAGGCGAAGAGGAGAATGTCGCAGTCGAGAAGCATGAGGCATTCCGTCTGCTCTTCGTGATGACAATGTTCTGGGGAGTCGAGTTCGAGTCTATCTCGAAGGAGCGCCTGTTGGTAGCAGGTAAAGTAACCGCTTAAAATAGGAGGACATAAGATATGGCAAAGAAATGCTCAAATACAAATGATATCTACGCTAACGTAGAGTTCTGCACGGGCGAGGTAACGATGCCGGGTATGAGACCGTATTTCTTCTTCATCCGCCGCGAGAATATCACGACATGGCCCACACTGCCAATGAACAGTGCGGAGTCGCTAGAGAAGAATCCCGTCTATGACGGTGATTTCGTCCTCGCCGCAGACAAGAAGTGGAAGAAGGTTGACCTCATTCCCAATGAGTCTGAGCCGAAGTCGGAGCGCACTGGCGCTTACGGCAGCTATCACTTCAACAACTCCGCAACGCTCGTTATCCCTGGCATCGGTCCTAAGCAGACCGGACTGATCAACGAGCTGCTCAATGACGATGTCGTGATGCTGCTGCCACAGCGCGACGGCCGCTTCCGTGTCTTCGGCAACAAAGACTTCAAGCTGGATGTCAACCCTTCGCAGAACTGGGGCAAGGCAACAACGGACTCGAACAACACCACGCTCGAGATCACAGACGAAAACAAGTCTGCTTCGCCGTTCTACAACGGCAAGATTGAGGCCGACGACGGCGATTATAATGGCGAGACAGGTGACCTGATCGTCGCAAAAGCGTCAACCGGCACTGGTAGTTAATAAAAGCTCATATATAAAGGTAAGCGGGAGCGGTCATTGTTGCCGCCCCCGCTTTTTAATTTGAATTCATTATGACAGACCCAAAAGTAACGAAAGAAATTCAGGACTGGCTCCTGAAGGATCCAAAGACAAATGACATGGCATTGCCAGGTGCACTGCTACTGCAGAGACTCAATCCGCGGAATATGGCGTACCGCAGATGGTTGTCAGTAGCCAACACTCGACCTATGGCCATTCTCGCCAAGATCGAGTATGAACTGAAGAAGCATCTTCGCTACCGTCTTGACGGACTCACCCTCGAAGAGGTGCGTCGTCTGGACCAAAAGGTTGTTCCTGAAGCCGAACACATCCTCTCCGAGGGAGAGCCCGAGAAAGTCTCTGCTACAGTCAACACCGAAGGCGCTGACAGTAGCTCGGCCGAGACTGACGGTAGCTCAAATGCTGGAGGCAGCGACGACCAGTATGAGACGGTTAAGAAGCTGGGAAAGCGCGAAGATCATGACCAGCTGCCTGATAGCATCAAGCAGCTGTGGGTAGAGAACGGCGAGACCTACAAGAAAATCAAAGCCCTTTTCGAGGAGCTGAAGTCCATGGAAAATCTTCCATCATGCGACCGCTACGAAAAGCTGCAGATCCTCGCTTCACTCGATGCCGGTTATCTTAAGAAGATGGAAACCTATGACAACTACGTCATCGGTTCTGATGCTGCCCAGGACACGACCGAAGCAGAAGCCACAAAGAAAATCGGCTCGGCACGTTCGTACCTCTCCAAGAATATTGATAAGCTCGCCGAGCTGAAGTCCGCATCAGAGGCAGAAACTGCCACAGATGCTGACAAAGAAGCGTATGCGGCCCTGCTGGATAAATTGCAGCAGCGCATCGATATTCTCATCAGCGCATCAGCTCCAATTACTGATGAGCTGAAGGCAAAGTACGAGAACCTGGGCTTAAAGACACAGCAGGATGAGAACACAGACGATTCAGACAGTTCTGAAGCCGCTGAGTGATGCTCCTAATCAGGTGTATCTCGGCATCGGCGTACATACCCTCGGCCTGCTCGGGTGGATACTCGAGCAGATCGATGGGCCTGCCGATGTAGCTGTGACGACCTTCTCCACCAGTGAGGAATTTCTTTCGGGATTCTTAAATCTCAGACGAAAAAATTTCATCTCACATGCTACCATGGTAGCCGACCTTAAGGCCAGCAAGAAGACGGTCAAGCTGAAGGATCTGATGGGAATGTGCTTCGAGGAAGTCTATCTTGCCTCGAACCATTCCAAAATTCTTCTTGTTCATGGGGCCAACACGCTCATCAGCGTAGTGTCCTCACAGAACAACACCTATGGCGGACGTACTGAATGTACATACATCACAACAGACACCGAAATTTATTATGAACTCAGCAAGCAGCTGGGGCTGCTTATTAAAGACTCAGTAAAAATAGATGGAGTACACGCAAGAACAACTGATGCAGATAGAGCAGCTGGCTCAAAAGCTGACTCCGGTATCGGAGATTTCCGTCCTTTTGGTGCCGCCGACTAACGAGGACATGCTGGCGCTCGACATTGCCACGCATGGCCATCCTGCACGGATGGCCTATTTGCGGGGATTGGCATCGACCGCACATGAGCTGAGGGAAAAGAACCTTCAGCTCGCAAATGCCTGTTCGCCGACGGCCATGGCGCAGTGCTTCCATGATATACAAGATATGTTGCAAAGCCTATGAGCATACCTACCAGCATCGACGAATATCAACTCTCGCTCTTCTCTTCAAAAGAAGAGATGGAGCGGAAGAACTTGCCGCAGGAGATGCGTACACGTCTCTTACGGCTTCGTAGTCTATACACCTTCTGGCTTAATTTCCCTGATAAGACTACCAAGGAAATGGTGCAGCAGGTGAAAGTGATGTATCCTGACATCAAGCAGCGACAGGCATACGATGACATAAAGCTGCTGAAGGTGCTCATCGGTAACCTGGAGCAGGAATCGAAAGAATGGCACCGCCATGTATTCAATCAGCGCACTGATATGATATATAAGGCTGCCATGAGAGCGAAAGATTTCCGCTCTGCTGAAAAAGCTAACGCAGACTATGCCAAATATAACAAGCTCAACGTGGATGAGCCGGAGCCGCAGAACTACTCCGATATCGTGCCTCAGATGATTATTCCTACCGATGACCCGTCAGTCATCGGCATCAAGCCGGTCAAGGATCTGAGAGGCAAGATACAAAGATTGAAGAAAAAGTTGGGAGCAGACATCGAGGATGCCGACTTCGTAGAGATAAAGGAAGATGACCAAGGAGAGGGAGAAGAAAAAGATCTATCTGAATGATGCCCAGTACTACACGCTCAGCATGGACCCCCGAAACCTCATAGCCGTATGCGGCCGTGGTCTCGGTAAGGGTCTCATACAGGCATGGCGCATGATGAGAATGGTGCAGCTGATGCCGCGCTGCAGCATCGGTTTCGTCGTGCCCTCGGTAAAACGAGGACTCACAAACATCCTGCCATCCATCATCATGCACATCAACACATGGGGATATAAGAAGGATATTCATTATTGCATCGGCCATCGTCCTCCGAAGGCCGCGAAATGGGCGGAGCCCATCTGGCAGCCAGAGAACTACGAGAATGTCATCTCGTTCTATAACGGTTCCTACGTCACCCTTATCTCACAGGACAGAGTCGGAACCTCCAACTCTATGTCTCTCGACGGTCTCATCATCGACGAGGCGAAGTTCATTGACTTCGAGCGTCTGAAGGATGAGACCTTCCAGGCCAACCGTGGTAATCAGATGTACTTTGGCAAGTGCTATCTGCACCATGGTATGACCATCACATCGGATATGCCCGTGACCAAGAAGGGGTCATGGTTTCTCAACTATGAGAAACAGATGGACCCGGATATAAAGGAAGTGGTCGAGGGCATCATCTATAAGATATGGCAGCTGCGCCGCGCCATACAGAAGAATCCGGAGAGAAAGGAATTCTATGAAGCCCGCATCCGTAACCTGCAGGCGACGGCCAACAGGTTCCGGGGCGAACTTACATTATATAAGGAGTATTCCTCTCTCGAGAATCTTGCGATACTCGGTGAGAAATACTTCTATGACATGAAGCGGAACTTGCCGGCACTCACTTTCGCAACCTCGATTTTGGGACTCCGCCTGGGCATCACCTTGGACGGATTCTACAGCGGACTTCGGCCGGCTAACCTGTACACGGCTCCCAATTTGTCGCATCTCGATTCTCTCGGCTATGACTTCAATAAATTGAAGGAAGAGGATTGCCGCATGGATTCGGATCTCGACCCCGAGCTTCCGCTTATCATCGCGTTCGACGCCAACGCCAACATCAACTGGATAGTTGTCGGCCAGGTAGGCGATGACACAAAGTTGCGGATCGTAAACTCTCTGTTCACGAAATATGATAGGAAACTCCCGGAGCTGGTCGAGGACTTCTGCGCCTATTATAGGTATTACAGCTACAAAAGTGTCGTGTTCTACTACGACACGACCTTTATTGCGAACAACTACGCCCTTCATAACGACGATTTTCATGGCACCATCGTCAAGTACTTAAAGAAGAATGGTTGGATGGTGCAGGATGTCTGTATCGGTAAGCAGATGAACCATATCGATAAGCAACTGCTCATTGACCGTATGTTAAAGGGCCGCGCCCTGCATCAGGTGCTCATCAACCGGGACAACAACCGCGATCTTCTGCTCTCTATTGAGACTGCAGGCGTTTATAATGGTAAAAAGGATAAACGTGGAGAGAAACTTGCGGAGACAGAAGAAGACAAGCTCGAGAACCGTACGGATGGCTCTGATGCCTTCGACACAATATGTATTGGCGTAGAGAAATTCCCGAAAGCCCAGTTCAGGATGACCGGCGCTGTGGTCAGCTCTTTTGGGCATGCAGGATAGGTCATCCTCATATCTTAGTATCCATCATCATCGGACATGCTCCGCTTCGGGGCGTTCCGGGCATAAGGCTGCCTGCAGTGTCGGGCCAGCCTTTTTTTTAGCTTCAATCTCTTTCATCAGACCCATACGGGAGAGTCGACGCGACCGCCCATAACCCGTGTGCTCTTATTTCATGCTGATATTTATGGTGAGTAATCTGGAATTAGCAGTCACACTGAACTGAAGTCTGTCTCTCCTGTCAGCCATTATTCTCTTTGCGTCCGCGTGGCTTCATTGAGTAAGCCATGACCGTGATGGGTTGTCCACTCCTACGGCTTCTGGTAGGCTGCTTGAAGATGCGACTCCTCTCCTTTTGGCTGTTGTCATTTTTACGTTGCCTCGTTGTCATACCAAATTTTTTGGGGTTCACTCTTATTTTTCCTTTGCAAAGTTAGCGCAAGCGCGGTGCTGCAAGGTCAAGCCTCCGGTTTGGACCAAATTTTTCAAAAAATCTGGGCTGCCGCCTGTTTCAGATTTTTATCGCTGCGCTGAAAAATTGGGCCACAAAACCTTGCATTTTCCCCGCTTCTCCTTGCTGCTGTCCTTTTGCACGTAAAAATTACAAGTTAAACCCTTTAAAATTTTAAGAATATGACAACTTCAGTTTTCACTTCAAAATTAGACAACAGCTTCAATAAGAGTCGCAAATCCTTCAAGCAGGCTATCTACCAGGTTGAAGCCTTCGGAGAAGACAACGAGTCCATCACTTTCGAGGTCATGGCAAACTCAATGTCTGAAGCCACAGCTGAAGCCGAGAGAATCGCAATGGCCGACATGATTGACCTTCAGTACGTCAGTGTGACCGCTATGTAATTCCAGATTATTGTCTCACCATTTAAATATTACAGCTATGAAATTTACAGAGCACAACGAGAAAGTTATGGAGAAGTTCGCATTGATGATCATCTCCCGTATGGAACAGATGAAGGCCGGAGATTGGAAGCAAGGCTGGCTTAACCCCGACACCAAGACAGGCAGCCCTATGTCTATTACGGAACGCCCCTACGCTGGAGCCAATGTCCTGATGCTGCTGATGGACACCTCGATGAGAGGATGGCAGTATCCCATCTACTGCACGCTCAAACAAGCTAACCTCCTCGGAGGTCATGTAAACAAGGGCTCGGTCTCTATGCCAGTCATCTTCTGGAAGTTCGACATCAAAGATCCATCCGGACGGCGTCTCTCCGAAGAGGATTACAGACATCTGTCTCCTGCTCAGAAGTCTCTCTGCACGGTTATCCCTATCCTCAAATCCTACAACGTCTTCAATATCGAGCAGACGAATCTCGCTGAGGTTTGTCCCGAGAAGGTTGAATCGCTCCAGAAGCAGTATGTAGGCGAGGCCCATAAGGACACACGGGGCATGTATCAGAATGCTGCTATCGATAAGCTGCTTAAGGATCAGACATGGATCTGCCCCATCACCTACACCAAAGAAGCCGATGGTGCCTGCTACTCGCCGTCGAAGGATAAGATTGTTGTTCCGCGCAAAGGTCAGTTCCGAGTGCACACGACCGCTGATGACATCTTCGTTGACGGGCAGGAGTTCTACTCGACCTTGCTCCATGAGATGGTTCACTCAACAGGAACAGAGAGCCGACTGAACCGCAACACCGGTCATCGCTTCGGCGACAAGCTGTATGCTAAGGAAGAGTTGGTTGCCGAACTCGGTGCTGCGCGGGTTGGCCAAGAGATCGGGTTCAACGCTCGAATCCTTAATAACAATGCGGCCTACCTCGATGGCTGGATTCAGTCATTGCGCGAGGAACCGAGATACGTCCTTTCATTATTGGGAGACGTGGACAAAGCCAGCCGTATGATACTGGAGAAACTTTCCGCCTAAGGAGATGCCCAGAAGGAGCCCCGAGCAATCGGGGTTTCTTTTTACTCGTGCCGGTGTCCCCACCCCAAGCCCCAAAGGAAAGACACTGCCATGCTGCCAGAGACTTTCCTTTGCCTCAAAGCGGTATGGCAATTGCCATATCGTGCGACTGACCGCTCATGCTTCGCAATCAGACGCACGACCGCCGATGGGGGCGTGGCAATTGGTTTGGTGCGAAAATTGCTTACATATTCCGCAAAACTCAGAGAGCGGCAATTCCGAGTCGGGCGTAGGGCGGTGGGGGGTCTGCCTTCAGGCAGTTGCGCCCAAAACGATTTGCAACTGTCTAACGAGGTAGGTGTTAGTCAGTTGCAAATCGTCGGGGTGCAATTTCGGCTCGAAAACCCACGACGATTTCTTCTAAATTGCCGTGGGACCCGTTTCCGAGCCGAAATAAAGCGGTATTTCGCTGGGCGAAATGGCGTTTTTCAGCCGTCTGAAAGACAAACGGCAACTTCAACGTAAATGTTAAAAATTAAATATGGTAGTAAAATAGTTATCTTTTTATTTGGCAATTAGTAGTAAAATAGTTACCTTTGCAGTGTTGAATTTAAACAAGCGATCTATGAAAGTTGTAAAAGTAAGTAAAATCCTTCGGGATTTGAAGGCAGACGGTTGGGTTCTCGACCGCTGCAGGGGAAGTCACCGGGAATTTGTCCACCCCGTGAAGAAAGGAACGGTGACAGTGAACGGCCACGCGAGTGGAGATGTAACAGGATTCCTCCTGAAAAGCATCGAAAAGCAGTCTGGCCTAAAGTTCTAAAGGGGACGGGGCGAGAGCCCCTCCCTTTTCCTCTTCTCTCTTTCATGGGAACGCTTGCAAGATTCGGCAAGGGATGGCGGCTGGAGCCTCTGTCCCTTTGAAATAGTAAAACTAAACACATTGGAATATGGAAAGAGTGGTAATGAAAACGGCAAAGACGGAAAACGGCTACAGTTGCGCCTGCGATTTAATCCCAGGTTGGGTTGTAGCCTACACCGGCGACATGGAAGGCTTTAAGGCATACGTGAAGGAAAGCATCGACTTCTGGCTTGAAGGACGCAAGGAAAAGGGAGAGCCTTACCCTGCAGTGCTTGACGGCGATTATGAAATCGTGTACGACTTCGATATAGCCACACTGCTGGATTACTACCGCGGAATCTTTTCCTACTCAGCCCTGCAGACCATCACGGGCATCAACCAAAAGCAACTCTGCCACTACGCATCGGGCATCAGCAAACCCCGCCCCAAGCAGATTGAGAAAATAAAGGTTGGACTGCGCCGACTCGCTAAAGATATAGAAACGGTCACTGTTTAAATTCAACAACCGCCGGACTGACCAGCCGGCAACACCAGAGGCCTCCTGTGCGTGATGCGTGGGAGGCTTTTAAGATTATAAGGAAATGTCGGAATTTAAGGATTACCAAATAAGGCAGGCAGATGCCGCGCTACGGGCTGCCAACAAAGGGAACGGATTCCTCGATGCGTTCAAATGCTATGAGATTATGAAAGATATTGGGCCCCATCCGGAATATATGCGTGAAATACTCATGGAAGACCTTCATCTTTTTGCGCGTCGTGGCTCGTCGATGCTATTGCTGGAAGAGGGAAGAAAGGCGGCAAGGATGGGACTGAGGAGATACCTGCTGAGAAGGGACTTGGGGAAAAAGATGAAGTGGCTGAAAGAATGTGGGGAAACAGGAAGGCTGTTATATGCGGTTATAGCAGCCATCATTACATATATCTTAATGAAAATACTATAATCCATGTGAGAATGGCGCCCAGAAGGAAAATGCAAAGATTTACACAACGGTTGATGATGCGGATTTTCCTTTCAATATGGTCGAGCCACGTGGAAAACTCCCCATTGATTTTTTGCTGGTCTTGGCCGATAAGGTCATGCCATAGAAGAAGGTTATAGATGGGATTCTTCCCACGCCAAAGCTCTTGAAAACAGAAGTCGTCATATCCGATGCCGCTTTTGGCTTCGGACAACCTTTGACGCACAAGAGAGCGTCTGATTTTTTTATCTTCTGTCTTATTCATACCGCAAAGTTAAATTTTTCCATCGACAAAGGCAAATGATTGTGCGGAAAATCACGGGCCATGACGCTGATGAGCGCAATGGTTCCGCCTTTTTTGTGGTAAAATTAGCTATTAATATTAAATTTCTTTCTCAAAAATTTGGAGGATATCAATATTTTACCTAACTTTGCCAACGGATTACAGATAGTAGTTGCATCTACTCCGTGGAGCGTCGGTTATCGCTCGGCCATTGGCAGGGCTTTTTTTATGGATATAGGGTATTGCCTAATTATATGACGGCTGCCTTCCCGTAGATTTTTGCCACTCTTCGGAGCATAGCACTATCTGTAAACCAGCGGGGAGAGCAGCCGTCACCCGTATTAAGGCGGCTGCAAAGTTTACAGATAGTGCTATGCAACAGACAAGCATTAACTTCGAGGGTTACGCACTCAACCCTTCTGCTTCGAGTCAGCAAACGACTCTGAAGGAGAGAATCCAGAGCGCGAAATCAAGTGTCAACAACTGGCTCGACACCAAGAGCGAGTTCTACAGCCGAATCGCTGAATTCAAGGTGACGCGCCGAGTCGCCATCCGTGTGAACATGGTCACGCTGGCCATGATCGTAGTAGTCATCGCCGTGGAGACCGCCCCTGTGGCAGCACTCGCCGCAGCGTTGAGCGCAGCGTGGCTGATGTACCGCAGCTTTGTGAAGAAAGGAGGCGAGGAATGAAAGCTAAATATAAGCTCTTGGTAGAGGCAAGCGATGGAAAAGAGTATGTCATCGTCATCCGCAAGTATAGCTTCAGCACCAAACCTGCCCGAATGTTCAAGGAACAGGTGAGCGCTTTTGACGGCTCCAAGATGTACGTCTCCGAATTACACAAGATGAAAGTCTATCTGAGAGAGCTTGCTGAGTCTATCAATGCAGAAAGCCGTGGCAAAGGCTCTATTCAAGTTGACTTCCATGATGATTGGTGCGATTTGAACGGCCATAGATGCATGGGATTTGAAGTGTATTCATACGACGGCAAAGGCGGTTCTCCCATCTGTAGTATATATTTAATTAGAATAGATGCCAGTGTAAGCTTCTACGATTTACTGGCCGCGAAAGGAGGCAGCGATGAATAAGCAGCAGATGGCAGCAGTTCTGGTACCTGGTCTGGATGCCGAAGAGCTGAAGGACCGCATCGAGCAGATGCAAGATCTTCTCGAGGTCATCCTCAGAGATGACTTCATATCGGACACCGGCAAGGTGATATATGCCAATGGCATCATCCGAGTGAAAGAGATCCTGGAACAACTTCAAGATGCACTTAAAAATGCAAAGAACAATGAAACAGCAGAATGAAGAGGAGCAGAACCTGGAGCAGGTCGTGCTCGATGCCTATTTCTCCGTGCGCTCAAACAATGATATCGGTGGTGGAGTCTATGCCAAAGATGACAAGACCACCCAGCAAATCATAGATGAGCTGGAGACAACGATGGAAGTCAGTGAGAAGACAGTAGTCAAATACATGGTCGACCACGATTACATCTTGAAGACAGATGAAGATGGGACACCCATCTGGCTGATATACCGTATGCGATAAGCATAAGAAGGTACTTGGCGGAGCCTCGGAAGAAATTCCGGGGCTTTTCCATATTATTATGGAAAAATATCGGTTATTCCCTTGTCGATATGGAAAATAATACCTATATTTGCAGCGTAATCAAGGCTCGGTGAATTAACAAATATACCCTGCGTGCACGCAGGGACACGCCCGAGAGCAATCTTGGGCGTTTTTGTAAGAAAACAAATCGGAGAAGTAACTGGAAAGTGATTTCGAATAGCTGACAGTTACGGGGCATGATATCGGAGACGTCCGGACGGGGCAGGTGAATATCTCATCTGCCCCGTGTTGTTAAGGGCGTATTTTTAGTGTGTAGAACCTATAGCTATCTTTGCCAAAAACAAGGAAATAAGATGATCACAATAAACCAAGGACTGTCAAGCTCGGAGTTCTCGAGCACCATCCCCGATGTGATTTACACCATATCGGGCGTGAAGTCGGGCGTGAAGATGACGATCGACGGCGAAGAGGTGTTCTCAGAAACGCTCTACCCGTCGTCAGGCGTTATCACGCTCGCCGACCTGCCCAGCCTGCTTACACCGTACGCCAGGCGTAAGCTGAAGGTGACGCTGGTCATCACCATCACCGACGTGGACAGCAGCGACAGCATCACAGCAACACAAAGCATCACGGCATCGGTCATCTATTGCACCGCCGACTTCGTCAACGGTGCCGATGCCGTTACTGCAGATGATTTCTGCACCAGTCACTATCTCTCCATCCTCATGGGCGCGAAGACAACGGCTGCAGGCCGGCTGGAGTTCCTCCACTACCTCGGTACCGATGCCGCCACGGCCACTGCCACCTACAGCGACGGCACGACAGCCACCTTCACACCGCCTGCCGTGAAGGGCAATGATGTCTATACAACCATCGATGTGTCTCCAAATCGTTTTGCCACCGATGGGAAAACGTTGGTGTCCTACGTCGTGACGGCAGGAGCGCGCTCACAGCAGTTCGTCATGGACCTCGAGAAGCCGGACTGTGCGCCGGTGCTGCTCTTCGTGAACTCCTTCGGCGTAGAGGAGCTCCTCTACTGCACAGGCAAGCACAAAGTAGCACCATCCTATACACGCAGCTCGGCATACATCGGCCGATACAAGCGCAACTATAAGATCGATGAGAGCCGAAAGTTCTCTGCCGACACGGGCTATCTGACCGTTGCCGAGCAGAACTGGGCTGATGAGCTCTTCCGATCGGACTATGTCCGGGTGGTCAACTTCAAGAACGGTCAGCCCATCGTCGGCAAGGAGGTTACCATCTCAGACTCGAAGAGTGAGGTGGACAACCTCGACGACAGCATAGCCCGTTTCACCTTCGATTATGAGTACTCGCAGAAGAACCACAATGTGGTGGAGCTGGGCAGGGCCGGCAGGATCTTCGACAACACGTTCGATTATACATTCAATTAAAGGAGGAGTGGACATGGAAAAAAGGAAAAAAGCACCAATCCACTTCACCGAGATGAAGAAGCGGCTTGACATCTGTAAAATACGCAATCAACTGGTGAACCTCCGCTGCTGGGAGCTGAAGTCAGGTGACATCATCAATTATGAGGGGTGGATGGTCATCGGCAGCCACTGGCGCGGAGGGACACACCGGCTGAAAAACCCGGTCAACGGACAGGTAAGGATGGTGCGCGACATCACCATCTTCGAATATATGGGACACGAAATCTATTTATGATATGGGACAAAAGAAACAAGTCAAGATGCAGCTCATTGGCACACGAGGCGACACCGAAATCTACTCAGTAAGTGGCTTCGGCGGCAAAAATCAGGCATCGTCGGCCAACTCATCATATCCGGAAGACTCGAATATCATCTTCGATGATCCGGGAAGCACTGTCACTTACAGGACTATCACCATCAAGGGCAATACATACGAGTATGTGCCATGGGGAGATGATGACCAGCTGCCGTATGAGATCCTCGATAAGGTCGGGGCAAACATGGTTGTCAGCCAGAATAAGCTGTACAACATCCTCACCTGCTATGGCCAGGGTGTCCGTTTCTTCGACCTCAGCACCGAGAAGCAGACCAAGGATAAGGATATCCGCATGTTCTGCTTCAGGAACCAGCTCAATAAGTTCTTCATTGAGCAATGCACGGACATGAAGTTCTTCTTTTTCTCCGTGGCATGCTTCATCCTCGACAATGAGGGCAAAAAAATCGTGCGGATCCGGCACAAGGATGCCTGTTTCTGCCGATTTACAAGGCCGGACGATAAGGGCCGTACACCGTTCGTCCTCTTCGGCAATTTCCGAAACGGACAGCTGGTACCGGACAAAGTCGAGCCGATAGAACTGCTCGATGAAACCGACCCATTCGGCGACATGCAGGTGCGTCTCGGGCTGATGCCGGACCCGAAGACTGGCGAAGTGAGGAAAAAAGCAGCTTCAGACAAATTCGGACGTGCCACAACGACCAGAAAGTTCGCCGTCGTGATGCGCTTCCCCACACCTGGCTACATGCACTACCCCATCCCTTATTGGCTGGCGATGATGCGCGACGCATGGTTCGACATCTATATGCTCATCGGGCAGGGCAAGCGTGCCAAGATCCGCAACTCTGCTCCTCCACGGTTCCAGGTCGAGGTCTACAAGGACTACTGGGACAACATCTGCGACTCTGAGGGCATCACAGACCCGCAGAAGCGTATAGCGCGCATCAAGAAAGAGAAGAAGAATATCGAGGACTTTATCAGCGGCAACGAGAATATCGGCAAGACGTGGATAACAGGATACTATGTTGAACCTGCCTCGGGTAAGGAGGTGCGCATGGTGCGCATCAACGATATCACAGCAGGCAAAAAGGAAGGAGGTGATTGGAGCGACGATGTCCAGGAGGCTTCTAACTCGCTTTGCTATGGAGACAACATCCATCCCAATCTGGTAGGAGCCACACCGGGCAAGTCTGCCATGAACAACTCGGGCACGGATAAGCGCGAGCTCTTCATGCTGAAGCAGGCCAATGAGACTGCCTTCCATGAAGTGCTGCTCGAGCCATTCAGGGTGCTGCTCTATCAGAACGGATGGGCAGAGACCACGGATGTCGATGTGCCGATGATCGAACTGACGACACTCGACGAAAACAAGGATCAGAAGAAAGTAACAACAAATAAAGACGGCAACAATGGGAACACTAACGAAGGAACTGAAGATTGATAAGGAGGTGCTCGAGGCGAATGTGGTCACAGCCACCTCGAAGAATAACGATGTCTTCGAGATGCTCGCACCGTTCATTGAGGAAATCGCAGAGTCCATCAAGGACAATGTGCTTGGTGAACCCGGCTATAAGGCCATCGCCAGCGACGACACCCTGCTGCAGCTCACCCAGCGCGTGGTCTGCAGAGAGGCTTTCGCGGAGAATATCTCATCGCTCGACCTGGTACTGACCGCCACCGGATTCGGCATCGTCAGCACACAGGACACTGCACCGGCATCGCAGGCACGCGTGCAGGCGCTGCAGACGCAGGTCACAAGGCAATATCTGAAGTCGCTGGGCGTGCTCATCGACTATCTGAGGAAGAAAGTAGAGGGATGGGGAGAAACGGCACAGGCAGAGGCCAACATAAACAATGTCTTCTATGACTTCAACCTGATGGTCAACTTCTGCAGCCAGAAGAACCCGACACTGGACGACTGGCTCAACGCACAAATCGCCATCAGGGATGCCGACATGGTTCTGCGTCGTGAAATCAGCGATGAGGAGATGAACGACCTGCTCAGCAGGATAAGGCACAACGATATTACGAATGCAGTGCAGAAAGTCATCTATTGTGCGCGTGTCATCACGGCAGAGCTCATCAATCAAAACGCCACAGGAGCCTTGCCGAAGCTTGTCAAGCGGGCCATGGACCGCATCTTCGAGACCATGGAAAACAACATCGAGGACTTCGAGCCATACAAGAACTCGAGCGAATATAAGGCCAGACACGAAGAACCATATGCCAACACTAAGGACTCACCGGTCTACTTTTGGGGCTGACGGACTGAAGCTGTCAGCACCGAAAAGTTGGAAGGAGATGACGCAGGAGCAGCTGCGGTACGTCTTCTTCCTGCTCACCACCTTCCCTGACCCGGTGGTGGTGAAGACGTATATGTTTCTCCGTTTTACGGGGCTTGAAGTGTTAAAAAAGGTCTCCGGCGGTGTGCGATGCGCGTTCATCAGCGACGGCCATCGCCGAGAATTCAATATTGCGACGTGGCAGATCCAGAGTCTGCTGCATCAATTCGACTACATCGACTCGTATGACGGCATGGGTGTGAGGTTGGAACGCATCCAGCGCTATCATGCGGTCGATGCTTTACTACACGGTCTGCCCTTCGTGGACTATCTCAACTGCGAGATCATCTACCAAGGATTCCTGCAGACCAAGGATGAGAAGAGGATGGATGCCCTGGCACGCATTCTCTATCGTGATGATGATGACAACGCGCCGGACCAGCTGACGCTCACTCCTACGGAGCGCACCGGCACGTTCATCTGGTACACGTCGGTCAAGATGGCCATGGCCAAAGCGTTCCCTCACTTCTTCAAGCCTTCGAAGGGTGAGGGAGCGCCGAAGCTGATGGAGCTGACGAATGCCCAGCTCCGTGCGCTGACCGAGGGCGACGTAACCAAGGAAAGTATCGTTGAAGGACTGGACTGCTGGCGCTGTCTGACTGAGCTTGATGCCAAGGCGCGCGAGGCAGAGGAATTTGAAAGGAAATATGGAAATAAATAGATTCGACACCATCGAGAAGATGAAATGGCTGACCGAGCACAACCTGCTCTGTAAGCAGAACGGCTTCAAGGCCGTCACGGCATCGGGCCCTGAGAACATGGAAGGCGTGATGGCCGAGTACCGCAAGACGGAAAACTTCATCGTCATCGACGACACATCGGACAACCGCGTCTACAGCGGCCGTCCGGGATGGTTCACAAGGTCGACGATAACGGTGTGGGTCATGGCCGCCGTGAAATACAACGACGGAGAGGACTACAATAACAAGATGCTGCTCTGCAGGGAGATCTTCCGCCAGTTCATCACCCGTCTGCTCTATGAGAAGCAGACGCTGATGAAGTCAGAGCTCATGTTCCTCGACCTGAGCAACATCCTCTATAAAGAGCTGGGCCGATACAGCATCAACGGGGCCTGCGGCCTGTACTTCATGATAGACAACGAGGCACCGACGGATCTTACATACAAGACAGATGAGTGGAAGTAACATACAACCGCCGGTATCCGAGTCAGACATCCGGAAATACGAGGAAGGATGGACGCGGGAGATGCAGGTGTACTGGAGAGAGCGGCTGCTGCGCCTGAAAATATGGAACACCGGCAACCTCTACCGATCCTTCGAGGGACGGATGCAGCGCGCCGGAGACACCTCGCTCATCGAGCACCGCTTTGCGGCCTACGGCATCTACGTCGCCCTCGGTACCGGCAACGGATACAAGAAAGGCAACTCTGGTAAGGACGATGAGAACGGCCTGCAGTTCATGCGAGGAGGCAAGTACAACAAAGGCAAGGGACACCGCCAGAAGCGCGACTGGTTCAATAAAAAATACTACGCCTCCATCATGCGCCTGGGCGAAGTCGAGGCCGCATTCTACGGCCAAGCCTACCAAGGTCTCATCGCCGAGGCGCTGAATGATGTGTTTGCCGGACATGCCGAGAAGCACATCGTCGACAAGAGGAAATGAGGCGTATTTTTATCGCCATGGGTTTTGCGCTAAATTTGCGATGACAACTAACGTATAGTATTTCATAACATGGTAACAACGGCAGCGACAGAAAAGATACGGCGGACCCTCGAAGGTATCCGCGACGAGACGGGGCTATATGCGAATACAGCCACCCGTATCGGTAATGCTTTTCTATCGCTGCTTAATTATTTGTGCGACGCGCCCTTCCTGCGCAAGGACTCGGAAGACTCGACGGCCTACCTGCTGACGCTGTTGGCCGGATGTGTTATCGGTGAGTCGAAGAATATCACGCTGGGTGCTGATGGTAGCATCCATTGTGGCAGCATCACCGTCGATGGGTCGGCCATCTTCAGTGAGATGGTCTTCAACCATCAGAACGTGCTGGAGGGTGACACATATTTCACGGACAGGGGCATCATAGACAGCGTTGAGCACACGGATCTGAGACAATACAAGGTCACCTTCCGCAAGATGTATGACGACGAAAGGGTAACATTCCATGTCAACGACATCCTGCTCGGCAAGGTGAATAACCTGGACCGTGCGAAGACACATAAGGCCATCTGGCTGAGAATAGACAGCATCGACACAGACGAAAACTCGGCAATCTGCACACTCTATGACGATGACGACGTGCCGGGCGGCATCAACTATGCGCCGGTATCGTCCACACGCGTCATCCGCTGGGGAAACACCGTCGACACCACACGGCAGAGCGTGTGGTTCGTCTCATCGACTGAAGGCCGGTGGCTGTTCCTTCAGGGAGTGGACAAACCCATCCTCGAGGACAGCGTTAACGGCTCCAACTACGCTGCATTTATCGGCCTACCGCCCGACATACAGGCCGTACATGAGCTGCTTGCCAACAAGGTGCTGAGCAAGGACCAACCTGCCGTCTATATGAAGACGCTCATCACCGAGAATCTCATCATGGTGGACCACCTCGGCAAACCAGTGTACCAGGCGCGCGACTGCGGCCTGTGGGACTCATCAAAGACCTATATCCATGGATGGGACTCCGAGGCGCAGGGATACTATACCGACCGAGTATGGCACGGGGGCTGCTTCTGGCAATGCTCAGTGGGTAGCACAACGAGCGAGCCGCGCTACGGCAATGCCGACTGGACCTGCCTGATAGGCGGTCAGAATATGGATATCACCATCGAGTCGTCAAAAGGCAACTTCTTCCGCGTCGTCCGGCAATGGACAACGGTACTCACAGCCACGGTGTGGAACGCAGAGATGGTGCTGACCGCAAGCGACCTGTCAGACTGCACCATCACATGGACACGGGAGAGCGACGATGAGGATGGTGATACGGCATGGAACGCCGCCAAGAGCAGCTATCATGAACTCACGCTCAATGTGTCATCAAAGGAAGATCTGCCGTCACTGTGGGTGGCGGGATGCAAGGTTGGATACAGATGTACAGTGAAATTCCCAGACCAAGAGCCGAAGTCCGGAAGTTACACGATAAGCAATTAAAAGATACAAGATATGAGGATGAAGAAATTCGGCGGTCATGAGGTTCATCAGCCGCTCAACTTCTCCTTCTCCATGGTGGAGACAGGCGGAAGCACACAACAGAAATACAATGCCGTGAACGGGGAGTTCTCGCCCGACCGCGGAATCACGCCATGGAGATGCCAGCCAAAGCTGATTGTCGAGGATCCTGACGGACTCATCCCTACTGGCGACTACGCAACGTCATTGGTAAATGTCGTGTGGACGCTGACACTGGTCTCAGACCGCAGTATATCGACGCTGCTGCAGGACACGAAACTGAAAACTACGCCATATCGGGTTGACAGCTATAACGCCGTCAACATCTATTACAACATCCCGCTGGGATATGTGATGCACGTCGAGTTCCGCGCAGATTACTACAACGCTGAGCGAGGACAGACGCAGCATTTCGAGTGGTCGAAGGACATGAAGACGCTGGAGCAGAGCGACACGAACATCACGCTCGAGCTGCGTATGACTCCGAAAAAGAACTTCTCGCCGTTCAAGACCTACGGACCGAACAACCACTTCCCCATTGAGGCAGTGGTCAAGAACGGTGTTTCGGAGCTTACTGCAGACCAAAGCGTCATCAAGTGGCAGGTGTTCGATAAGTCACTCTCGACACCTGCCTGGAGAGACATCGACGCTGATGAAGACTTGTGGTATGTGTCAGGCAAGGACAGCGGAAAGCTCATCATCAATGTAGACTTTCTGAATAAGGCACTGCTGAAGGTCACCGGACAGGCCAAGAACGGCTCGACACAGACGGCTTCAGCATCGACGCTGCTTCGCAGATGGTACGGCCAGTGGGATGACGACTATGGCTTCGTTTACTCGCAGTTCCTCACGCAGGACACGAAGAGAACGGCCGTCTATGCAAAAATAACAAACCGGCAGGGAGACATCAAGAACCCGCAGAAATACTTCGACATCCAGCTGTTCTACAGGGATAAGTCAGAAGATGAATGGACTGCCCTCGGCAACGGAACAGAGTTCGAGGTGGAGAAGGAGAAAATAAGCGGTAACCATGAAGCCGGTGGAGTGACACGGGAGCTGAGTGCCTTCATCCCTATCGTGTTTCCTGACGGGTCGGTGTTGGCAGATCCTAATGGCAATCCAATCTGTGGACAGTTCCCCACATCAGAAATAGAAATGGACTAATCATATAGACTATGGAATATTACAAGATACCGGCCACCATGGCCGAGCAGCTGAATCTGACCCGAATGAGGGCAGGAAACAAGGAGGAAGGATATATAGTCAACGCATCAGATCTCGCCCCTATCGGCATAGAGACGGCTAAGGCGCAAGGCGCAAAGGTTATCAACTCCTACGAAGCCAAGAAATTCGTACAAAGAAACATTAAATAAACTCAGAAAAAATGAGCATATCACAAATTGACCATCTGTACGCCTTCGATGACGGCGACACCCTCACACCTGCTATGGGCATCGTGTGGGAGAATGGAGAAACGAATCTCGGTCTGCAGCAATACTGGAACCCGTCGACGGAGAAGGTGATTGCTACGGACTTCAGTCTGCACCACGTGAGTCTCTTCCCACGTCCCTACTCTTCGAAGCAGGGCAGTATCGTAGTGCCGGAGACAGAGGGACAGCAGTGGTACTACAACAACCCGGACAGTGAGACAGCAGCCATCCTCGACGATGACGGGAACGTCAAAACGAAATTCGCTGGTATGTTTGCCAAGACGACCATCGAGCAGAACGGAAAAACGTTCCCTGCGCTGAAGATCATCGGCAACCTGGCCACGAAAGAAGACCACACCGACAAATACATCTACTACAAGAGTACCTGGAGTGGACGTGAAATCATGTGCCAGCAGCTCATTCCCATTCAGGAGTCCGTCGGTGAGTCATACAAGGTGCTGGTCAGCGTAACCGGTGAGGACGGCAGCGGTGACAACGTGCTGAGCAATGACAACGACTGGGTGCAGCTGACAGGAGCACTTCAGCGCGCCGGCCTCGACGTGAGCGGCGCGACGTATAAGTGGCAGAAGCTCGTATCAGGTGACTGGCAGAATCTGTCAACCGTTGAAAGCCTGCAGGAGGTCAACGGCGCAGTGCTGAAGCTATACAACGCAGGCGTGGAAGGTACGGAGCTCTTCCGTTGCGTAGCTCTGTACAACAGCGTAGAATACTACGGCCTGCAGGAAGTGTCCGATGTGCACGACCCGTTCTATATCGAGATCAACCGCAGTCAGCCGTCGCAGTTCATCAGTGTCGGTCAAACGGTTTCCTACGACCCGAAGGTCTATGAACGTTCGACAGGCAAGCTCGCCTCCGGCACATGGACATTCACCTACACATTCAAGGACAAGAACGGTAACAGTGTGAATGTAACCGGCAACAAGCCGACATATCAGAACATTAAGGACGCTGGCTCACTGGCAGTGTCCATCCGCGCAGACAAAACAGCAGCATAATGTCATACACTGCTCTTGATATACTGTACCCGATGCCCGAGGCCATCCTTTACGAGGTCGTCGTCTCCAATCAGACACCTGATGTGACGACGGCCGACGTAAAGGAAACCATCACTGTGTATAAGAACACAGGTGGGAAACGAGAGGAAGCCGATTTGAGTGGGGAAGCCCTGCAGATCGACACAGGCTATCAGCTGCTCACTGATAACCCAAGCACATTCACGATTTCTAAGGGTGATACCACAGTAATCGAAATCCTACTGCGAAATGCTAACGGAGACACGCTAGCTGAGAACACCATCACCCCATTCGTGGCCAGCAGTGTGCTGGCACAGTACTGCCCCAGCAAGGCAAGTTCATTGGTTCAGGTGACCACAGCCAAGCCGGATGAGACGAACATCCACGACACCTTCCAAAGTGGAGATGTGTGGATGAGAACCAGGTCTTCGGCATCAACATCATGGAGCGACTGGGTGAGGATAGTAGGCGAGGACGGTGCTGCAGGTCAGTATGTGGACTATAAGTTCAACCTGTCGAAGAATAAAACCACGACGGACATCTATACCAGTCCGAGTGTGGCCGGAGACTGGACCGATGGTCCGCAGATCCCGACGGATGACTATCCTTATCTATGGATGAGGATGCAGGACAAAAACTTGCCGGCCGGTACTGCAGTATTGGTAGGACATGAATACACCTACGTAAGACTGACGGGTGAGGACGGCAAAACTGTGACCGCCCAGTACTCCGTGGATGGCTCGACGAACTGGCACAGCCCCTTCGCCACTGGCGACATCTGGATGAGAACGAGCGAGGACGGTGGAACGACCTGGGGCGCAGCCGTGCGGATCGTGGGCGAAAAGGGCGACGGTGGAGCATGGACGGACTACCTCTTCAATATCTCCTCTGCATTGACAACATCCTCGCCACTGACTGCTCCCACCCCATTGGGACGCAGCAGCTGGGCCGACGCGCCGATGGCGACGACGGATGCATACCCATATCTGTGGATGATGATGCAGAAATACAGCGACACGACAACAAAAGACGGTAAGCCGACATATATGCGGCTGACTGGAGAGCAAGGCAAGCCTGGTCAGACAGGCGGAGTCGGCCCGATGATGTACTATGCAGGTGAGTGGCAGTCGGGCGTATCGTATGTCAGAACAGCACAAGTCGTGCCGCTTGTAAGCCACGGCAGCGACCAGTTCTATTACTATCCGGCAAAGGAAGGAACCTTGCTTAACAGTGAGCCTTCGAGCAGCAACACAGATTGGAAGCAACAGCAGAAGATTCCTTTGATGCTTGCAGAGCTGCTGATGGCTAAGTTCGGAAAGATTGGAGATGCCGTCTTCGTTGATCATCTTATGATGTCTCAACAAGGAGTTGATTCTGTGGGAAATGCAGCCAGCTACGAAGCTTATGACGGAATTCCGGATGGGGATGGAGATTTCAATCCAAACCTCTATTTGAATTTCCTTACTGGCAAAATGAGAGCTGTGGACATGGAGGCTATTGGTGGCAAGTTTCGAGATGTCAATGTCAGCGGTACGGTAGAAGCCAATCTTTTGTATGGCAAAACAAAGACCGTAGTATTCACATCTTCTATGACGACCTATGTCATAGATCCAAAGACTGAACCAGCTACGACATTCTTCGTGAATGAACCAGGAAGTTACAATGGCAATTTCTTCAAATTGCCAAAGGCATCGGATTATGACGGATTGGAAATCAGCATTTTTTGTAAACATGTCCTTGCTGATACGCGAATGAGTGTTGATAAACATAACGTTTTCGTACTATGTTCAGAGACAACAGATCATTTTTATGTCAAGCGGAATGTGGCCAATGTATTAAAAATAGGTGCTTCAAGCCTTAATGATACGAAGAATGTCACTACTGTAGAGGACAAGTGGATTAATTTTACCGATTTCATCGGCACATCAGTCAAGATACAAATGAATGATTTAGTTAAATTCAAAAGTATAGGCGGATCCTGGTATGCAATCGAAGGATTAT